GTATACTATTAATTAAATTTATTACTTTTGAAAACTCTTCTTCGTTTAAAAAATTTTCAACTTCATAAACGTCGTCGTATAATTTATTTATTTTCATTTTAGTATTTGCTATTGTTTATATGGCTTATCTCTAAATGATTTATATTTACATGTTTAGGCAAAGATGCCACCCATCTTATTGATTCAGCCATATCCTCTGCAGCTAAAGCATTCTCTTTTTTTTCTACCTGTGTATCTATTGTTCCTGGACAAACTTCTGTAATTTTTATTCCGTATTCTGGAAATTCCATTCTCATTGTATCAATTAAAGCCATCTCGCCTCTTTTAGCATTACTATAATTACCTCCGCCTCTAAATGGAATTTTACCACATAGCGATGTAACAAAAATAATTGTAGGAGATTCTGATTTTTTTAAGCATGGAACAAATAATTGAGAAAGATACATAGGACCAGAAACATTGATGTCGTATGCCATCCTAAAATTATTCATTGTTTCATTAATTATAAAAGTTGGACCAGCTCCTCCGCCAGCATTATTAACTAATAAATCTAAGGTTATATCCTTATACTTCTCAAATAAATTTTTAATTTGGGTTTCTTGGGTTATATCTACTTGATTAATTTCAACATTTTCTGACTCAAGTTCTTTCATTGCTTGAATATTTCTTGAAACAGCAATAACTTTATAGTTATTTTTTTCAAGCATTTTGACTGTTGCTTTTCCAACACCTTTACTTGCTCCAGTAACTAAAGCAAATTTCATTACATTCCTTGTTGTCTATTTAAATCCATATTGTTATGAATCCAGTGCCCTGGGACCATGTACTTAACACCAGATTTTACTGTATGTGCAGTATGGAAATAAGGTGCTGATGCAGGGAAAATAATTACACTATTTGCTTTTGGCTTTACTCCAAAATCTATTGCTTTGTTTGCAACTGCATCATCATAATCTAAATTAACTGGAGGGGCCCCATGAACCCAGCCATCTTTGCTGTTCCATCCACCATCGTAATCCTTTAGCTGGAAAGATATTTCTCCGCCTTCACAATCATCATTTAAATACATTACTAGTGAGTATCTTAGTGTTTTATCTCCATCTAACTGATCAAAATGTGCTCCCATAGCCATTCCAGTGTAATATTTTTTAATATTAAAAGTAGGGAATAGCCTTGGCTCATCAAAATCTCCTAAAGATTCTGCATAATCCTTACACACATTATAAAGAGTGTTCATAACTGCATCATATATATATTTGCATTTTTCTTGTGCAGGATTATCAAACTTTGCTATTGAGTTTGCATCAAAAGTTTTAGTTTCACCATAAATAAAATCTTTATCATTAGATGATGTCCATTTTTGCCAAACATTTACTCCAAAATTTATATCTGAATCCATGCTATCTAGTTCATTTAAAGTTTTCATAAAAACATCAAAATTTTCTATAGCGTCTGTATAATAATAAACTTTTGGATCTAAAATTTCTTTATTCATTTTCTGACTCCTCTACCTTATACCTGTTACCATCTGGATCTATTTTATATCCTGATTTTAGCAAGTCCTGCCACTCTGCCTTTTCTATTGCTTGCTGTTCTCTAATTTTTTTCATTTCTTCAGCCCAGGCGTCTCTTATTTCTTGAGGATAATCACTCTCTTCTCTGTCATCCCAGAAAGATCCCAAAGTATATCTAACACCGCTAGTTATCATAGTAACCTCGTGCATGTTTTTAAATCCACCATCAAAAGCAGCGAGCAATCCAGTCTGCGGCTTTATAGTTATATCTTGACCTGGAAACTTAAGAAGTCCACCTTCAAAATTATCATTTAAATATAAAAATGCGGCATACCTGCTTCTAGCAAATGGACCTGTATTTCCATTTTCGTCTGTGTTGTCTGAATGTATTCTTGCATAAGCTCCTGGCTCCCATTTTTGAGTATGATATCCAATTTGTACAATTTTCTTTGGATCTAAATCATGAACTGATGCAACTGCATCAATTATGCCACTCTTTATTGTTGAAAATATATCACTAGGCAAACCAAATTCTTCTATCTCAGAATCACCATCTTGAGGCAATACTGAAGAGTAGGATTCATAAAATGATATCGGAGTCCACGATAGTTTTTCTACCTCAACCTGTTTATCAAGCACTTTTATCAAAGCAGCGCTTTCTTCTGCGGTAAGAAAATTTTCATAAACAACTATATCCTTGGTTAATCTTTTTTTATTTTCTAGATTCATTTTATCCTCACTAATCCATCTAAGTTTTTTGTAGAAATAGTTTCTCTATACTCTTTCATAATTTCTGGCTGCATTTTTAGCCACTCCTCTTTTCCATACTTTTCTTCATTTTCAAACCATTCCTTAGCACCAGGATCATATATTTGCCAATATAGCCTAGTAAAGAACTTTTCTTTTTTGTAGTTATTTTTTACACCATGAAGATAAACTTTTCCATTTTCTGTTAAAATTTTAGGATGACCTGAAGGGAAAACAAGAAAATCTCCCATCTTTGGCTTATATTTTAAAAGTTTGTTATCTATAATAAAATCAACATCTCCGCCTTCGTAGTCATCATTTATATATGTTGTAGTTGTAATTGCAAATTTATATCCTGGAGTTATAATCGGCTCTCTAATATAATCAGAATGATATGACATTGACAGATCTCCGCCCATTCCAGCATCTATAAAATACCTACACAAACTTGGCCCACTCCATCTCCAGGTGTGCACTTGGTCTACAAACTGCTCTTCTGAATCAACATTCTCTCTATATACAGAATTTATTGTATCTGACTTGGCATTTATATCCAAATCTACATTAAATCTTTTTATAAAATCATTGTTAACTAAGTGGAAACCTTTAATTAATTCTGTAATAAAATATTTTTGATTTTCTTGCTTTTTGTTTATTGTTTCTGGGCTAGACATTATCTCTGCCTTATTAATATTTTTATTAAAATTAACCCCAAACTGTTCTACCTTTTCGCCAAATTCATACCATGGTTTCCAGTTCTCAAATATACCCTCTTCTGAATTTTGTATTTCTTTTACAATACTATACATTCTTTCTGGGTCTTCAAATACATTATTATAAACCATAATATATGGGTATATTTCTTCTGCCGTAAACTCTTTACTCATAATTATTTAATACCTCTTCTAGGATCCCATTTAGATGTATCTTCTGTAGTTGGAAAAATTCTATAATATTGTTTATTATAATCTGGTTTATTTTCTCCAGTGTGCTCTAGTATCTCCCAAAAAAATGGACATGTATACCTAAGACCACTTTGAACTTCTGTTACTCCATGCACATAATTCATATCTCCTGGGAAAAAATAAGCAGATCCTCTTTTAGGTTTAAATTGTATTTGTTGATTTGGAAAATATAGTTCTCCACCTAAATAGTCATCATTAATATAAAATAAGCTTGATATGTCATAATATGGAAAATCATTTGGAGTTCCAGCATCTGGTCCAGAATGCAACTCTTTATCTGCATGAGGCAACTGAAATTGTCCTGGATTCCACTTAACAATGGTTTGGCCAGTCGGTCTTACTTTTACTTTAAAAAAATCTTCAATAATAGGTTGAAGCCTATCAAATAATTTAGTTATTGTTGGAACAATATTTGGATCATTTTTATCCAGAGAAGGCTGCGTAGCTACTCTATCTTTCCAATAACTTGCGTCGTATATTACAGTTCCATTTTCATTAACGTGGCTTTCTGTAACATCCCATATTGTTATATTTCTAGCGGCATTTTCAAGAAAATCTACCTCTTCTTCTGTCATAAAATTTTCTAATTCTACGATGTTTTCTGGACCACTACCAAAAAATCCAGATGGGGTCAGTGAAGGTTTTCTAATTACTGTTACTGCGTCTTCTAGTGTCATAATATTATTATATCATTTCTTTATAGTATTATCTTTTACAGATAATCTTAACGTTTTTACCTCATGAGATCCAAGAGATTCGTTTTTTTCATTTACCGCATCACGATACCAGTCCGTCCAGTTTCCTGACTTGTTTACAACCTGTGCGGCTTCTCCATATGCTATATTCGCCATTTCTCTTGATCTATCACTATCTTTATAGTCAAATATTTCAATACATGTATTATTTAATGCTGTTAAAGAAATAGGAATTATAGTAGCTACTGGGGTGCCAGCTTTTATTACAGTCTCTATGTTTGCCTTCTTTGCCTTAATAGCAAGAGGTAAAGGGTTGTCATAAAAAGATGTACTAATTAAGTTAGATAAAGTTTCAAAATCATCATTAAAATAATTAACTGGATTTACTGTAAAGATACTTACATCTTGATCTGTCCTAAATATTAATCCAGTATTTAAACTAATTGATGATTGACCTCTTCCAGAATAAGCTCCAGGAGGGTTAGATATCTTTACGTGCTGATCTGTTTGATCATTTATTCCATCCCATGTAAAAACAATATCTTCTATACAAGATAAATTCCATCCTATAACATTAGCCTGTGTAACTGGGAAACACCTATATGCATGATTCTCGGAAGTAGCATCCATCCAATCTCTTTTTATAGACATTGGTTCTATTTTAAAAAGACATCCTGGAGTTTTTTCTACAGATATATTAAACATTACTCATTGTCCCATTTTGGATCATACATATCTGGCGTATGAAACTTTTTACTATAATCTAACATAGTAACTATTGAATACTTTATCCCAGAAGTAACTGGCTTAGCCTGATGCGGATACATATAATTTGAAGGGAAGATATATAGATCTCCAGCCTTTGGCTTTATATCTAACTGTTGTAGCCTAAAATAAAGTTCTCCGCCCTCATAATCATCATTTGGATATGCAACTAAAGAGACAGTACAGTTATAAGAATATCCGTGATCATGATGTTCCATAAAGTGTTGTCCTGGACCATACTTAATAAAATTAAATGCTTCCCAATACTTAAGAGGCATTATGTTATGCATGGTTCTATAATCATCTACTGCTGGAGCTTGTGCATCATATACGTCTTGCCATAGCTCTTGCAATTTTAAAGAATCTTTTCCTGGATCTGATTCAATATCAGTTTTCTTAAATTTAAAATCTACACAGTCTCTATAATCTGGCATTAACTGCTGGTATCCCACATATGCTGGATTCCAATGATATCTTTTGCCGTCTGCAGATAATTGCCCAAATGGAGCAACCTCTCCCAGAGTATTCTCTAATCTATTTATGACATCAATTTCAGGCTTAATAACATCTCTGTATACCCAGATTCCTTCTGCTACCTTTTCCTTGCTAGACCATGTTTGCATTATTTATACTCTCTTCTTGACCAAACGTTTTTTATGTATACTCCGCCGTCGGGTACACGATATTTTTTCATATTATCCATCATTTTATCATAAATACTTTTTTGATCCAATAGCTGTATTTCGCTTTCCCAATTTTCTCTCTTAAATGGAAGTATTTGCATATATGGAGTACCTGCTTTTATTGTCCCCTCATATCCATCAACTACAAAAAATGGAAATGTGCCAGAAAGATGAACTTTGTCATTATCAACAATTCCAGTAGTATTTAAAAACGGTAAATCAAATCTATTCATTGGGGTCATATAAATACAACTATAACCCTCTGGAACTTCTAGCCCCCAGTCTGGTTGCCAAGCAAAATGTTCTTTATAATATCCTTTAGGATGTTCAAACTGTGGCATTGGGGATCTTCTTCCTACAAAATCTTTATGCTTTAAATCAGACATTTTTACATCTATTTTGCCATGCTGGTCTTTTACAAATGTTATATCGCATGGTGTTTTTAAAACATATCCTGTTGAAAATGCATCCATTATTGCTGGGCATGCTTTCCAAGTTGGGATTTTTCCAAAATCATTTGTAGTACCTTCTTTTGGAAATGGGCATACTGTATTTGGGGCTTTATAGTATTCGCCATTCGGCATTTTAGCAAAACGATCTGCGTCTTTATACCATTTAGGAATAACAGAGTGTGTTGTAGACGGAACTGAACTACTTTCTTTATTTAGCCATGGTCTAAAAGATCTAAATATTATTTTTTTTATTTCCACTGTTTATGACCAATCTCATTGATATCTGTCATAATTACAACAGAATATTTTGTTCCAGATTTCATTGGCAATGAGGCGTGTTCATAAATATAATTAGAAGGAAATACTGCTATATCTCCAACTTTTGGTTTGTGTATATAATTATTCAATCTTGGAAATTCTATTTCCCCGCCTTCGTAGTCATCGTTAATATAAATTACTGCTGATACTGTACAGTTATAAGCTGGCCCATGATCTGCATGAACTCTGAAGTGCTTGCCTTCTCCTTCATATTTAACAAAATTAAATGCTTCATAATAAACTACATTAATTCCCCAATATCTAGCATAATCATCTATACAGAATTTTAATTTTTTATATATTTCGTCATGTAAATCTATCAATGGCGCATTAACATTGTCTCTTGGTCCCAAATTTTCTGGCTTATATTTAAAATCAACACAATCTCTTGCTTTCTTAATTGGAGTTGTTGAGTTAGTAACTTGAGCCTCTGACCACTTGTATCTTTTACTGCCATCTAAATTAGTTTCTAATATATTTATATATCTATCAGCATCTTCTTTTGAAAATGTATTGTGGTAAATATTAATTCCTAAACCAGGATTTGATACTGTAATTTTACTATCTACAGGTCTAACATCCATTCTGTTACTGGCGGTCTCTGATCTATCTTTATTAAACCATGCATCTTGAGGGTCTACATATGCATCCATATTAAAATTCTTCCTTTGTCCACTTTTGAATTGGGCATTCTGCTGCAGCCAATTTAGTTTTTTGTGTCATAATACATCCACACATTTTACATTGTTTTGTTAAATTAATTAAATGCTCACAAGATAAACATATATCTAATCTTTTTTTGATTATTGATTCATCTTCTATAATTCTACTAGGATCTAGCAGATGCCAAGGTCTGGAATCACCCAAAGACTTTTTCCATTCATTCCATTTAGACATTTTATGGTCTAATAAATTCTACACCATTCCAAGTATATCCTAATGAAACTACTTGATCATCTGCTATTTGAATCATTTTTATAGGACCAGCAAATGCTGCATTAAATAAATCATTTCCAATTGTATTTTTTTGATTAGCAAGTAATGTTAAAACCTTATTATCTGCTAATACTGCAAATATATCAGAAACTCTACTATTAATGTGCTCTGCAACTGGCTCCCCGCCTTCAAAAGATGTTCCATTCCATGTTGCACCTATCGATACTAAAGAAAAATTATCAGGAGATACTTTTATGCCAGATATTTCAGAACCACTATCATAGGCTTCTTTTATCCTATTAATATATTCGTCAGAAAAAAAGCCCTCTCTAATTATTTTAAAAACTTCATAAATACCTGGGCTAGCTTCTGTCATTAAAGCATATCTTAACATTTAAATCTCCTTTTTTGTAGATATATCATATCATATCAAATTATTTTTTTCAATAGATTATGATTATAAGCCACAGTCATAACAGCATCCAAACCATCCAGCGCCGTAACAAACGGTACATGCACCTGCTGGTCCGCAGCCTCCTCCACTAGTAAAGCTTGGTGGGAAGAACGGGAAGAATGGGAAGAATGGGAAGAACGGTGGGAAGAATGGGAAGAACGGGAAGAACGGGAAGAACGGTGGGAAGAACGGGAAGAATGGGAAGAACGGGAAGAACGGTGGGAAGAATGGGAAGAACGGGAAGAACGGGAAGAATGGTGGGAAGAATGGGAAGAACGGGAAGAACGGGAAGAATGGTGGGAAGAATGGGAAGAATGGGAAGAATGGGAAGAACGGTGGGAAGAACGGGAAGAACGGGAAGAACGGGAAGAACGGTGGGAAGAATGGTGGGAAAAATGGTGGGAAGAATGGAGGGAAAAATGGGAAGAACGGTGGGAAGAATGGTGGGAAGAATGGTGGGAAGAATGGTGGGAAGAATGGAGGGAAGAATGGGAAGAACGGTGGGAAGAACGGTGGGAAGAATGGTGGGAAGAATGGTGGGAAGAATGGAGGGAAAAATGGGAAAAACGGTGGGAAAAACGGTGGGAAGAACGGTGGGAAGAATGGTGGGAAGAATGGCGGGAAGAACGGAGCTAAAGTAGTTACGTTATTTGTTGTTGCTCCTAATGAAACTCCATTAGAATTTGTAGCAGTAATTGTATAGGTTTGACTAGTTCCTGCTGTGTCAGAAATTGTTGTCGAAGATGCAGATGCTGATAAATCACCAGAAGATGATCCATCAGAACCTGTTACATTTTGCTTAGATAATGTTTTTCCACCATTTGCACCTACAGTCCAATTTATAGTGTTTTGGTTTACTCCAGCCGTTGCTGATGCATTTTGTGGAGCTTGTGGTACAGTTGTAGCTGTTATATTTCCAGAAACTGTATTTGCTGGCTTTGCATCGCCTGAAGCGTTTTTAGGAATAATTGTAAATGTATATACACCTGCAGATTCTAAACCTTCAAAAGTATAGGATGTTGAAGCTGTATTTTTTGTTACCGTTGTCCCAGCAGATACGCCAGGTCCAGAAATTTTAGTAGCAACTATATCATAACTTGTTGCTGCTGGAGAAGTTATTGGTAAAGTCCAAGATAAAGATACAGCACCGCCTTGTCCTGAAATGCCATCAAATGTATTTGAATATGGCCTAGATGTTCCTACATCTGTAGCGGTTAATTCAGTAACGTTTAATGGCTCCAAGAAATTATCTTGTGCTGAAGATCTAATACCTTTTCGTGGACCTACCATTTTATATTTCTCCTTTTAAATTAATATCAAGATGTTGCAAGGTCTCCCATTAAGACCCATGTATTAGCAGCTCTCTTGAATAAAGTTGCGCCAGACCATTGCTCTCTTAAGAAAGCTCCTGGTGTAGCATTCACTGTAACGCCTGCTGCTCCAACAACTCTGACTTTTCCAGAGTTTGTTCGAAGTAAATCAATAGAAGTTCCAATTGGGAAATTTGTTGTCGAATCTGCTGGAACTGTTACGTCTATAGCAGAGCCTCCAGTATGAGAAACTTCAATCATTTCATCTCTAAGGGATACTCCTCCTGTAGATAAATTATATGCGGCAGTAACCTGAACAATTTCAGTTCTTGATGGTACGCCTTCTTTTGTTTGTGTTCCATCTGTATAGGCTACTCCAGAAGCCGCCACAGTTACTGTACCAGTAAAAGTTGGGCTTGCTACTGGTGCTTTTGCATCAAGCTGTGTCTGAATTGCTGAGGTTACGCCATTAAGGTATTGAAGTTCTGTATTAGAGACATCTCCAATAGTAGCTGATGTAGCCTCAAAAGCTGCTACTGCTAAATCATCTAGCGATCCTTCGCCAAATGCTACAGTTGTAGATGGCTCTGTTGCAACTCCCTTAAATAATTTCCACTTAGAATCAGATACATCTCTTACGATACCTGCATGCTTTGCAGATCCGTCGTTATAT